ATTAGCGTAGGCATTGCCAAATGTGTTTGCTACGAGTGGCCCTCCGACTCCGACAACTAAACCACCAAGAACTTGAGCCACACTTGGTAAGTTAGCATTAGGGTCATTTGCATTGGCCTCTTGCGCCTTGCGCTCGTATTCATCAAGTAATCTCTGTTGAGCTGGGTCTGTACTATCAAACGTGACTTGGCCTGTCTGAACCATCTTAACAAACTCAAAAGGATCAGAACCTGCCATTCCGTAATTCATAAGATTACCTGTATATTCTTGCGACTGCAACTGACCAACGGGAACTGTTGTTGTTACGTTTTCAAGTGCTGGCATGTTAATCTCCTAACTTATCTCTAATATACTAGCTACAACGTGTAGCCTATTTGCGGTTGCCGCAGTTACTTTAAGTATTTCACCCTCTGTTATAACTAGAGGTGCAGTTAATAATTCGACTGTCGTATTAGCGGCCACAGCCTTAACTTTAAACAAACTAAATATTGCGGCACTTTCATTTGTTATAGTAACCGTGATCGTATCTGCACTACCTGTATCCTCACTTACCAAAATACTCTTCACAATACTAGTGGTAGCATCAGGAGCAGTATACAAAGTTGTTACGCTCGTTGTCGTAAGATCTAATTTTGCGTTTACATAATTATTTGCCATTACGCTATAAACCACCCTGTCGCTTCAGCTTGCTCTATTGCAAATTCAAGTCCAGAAGAGGTTGCAAAGTAATTAGTTCTCTGCAAAATCTCTAATGTATTAATAAGTCTAGCCATGTGACCTTGACTATATTTATCTGGAGGACTTGGCAGACGAATGTTTGAAAGTGCCGCACTCATCTTAAACCATCCACTTTTGCGTTAAATCTAAATGTACCCATAGACCAATCATCAGTAGTTCCAGTGCTGTAAAATTTCATTGCCATCTGACGGCCCCTAGCCCTAGTCGAAACTTTCTCAGTAGAACTTGTTATCGTGAACGGCCCTTTTGTGACTTCTGGGGCATTAGGATATTTTCGAGTGTTAAGGTCTACATAGAGACTTGTATCTGAAGTCATAGTAACGTCAGGAACTATTTTATCAACCATATATAAATTTTCGCCATCTTGAGTTATTTCACGCGGTGAAGATTCAACATACGCACTCATAGCAGAGCCATCTGCCGAAGTTCCTGTCTCTTGATTGTAAAGATACCCATCAGCATCAAACGCAAATGGAACTTTTCTAAACCCAGAGCTATCTAGCCAAGCCGTCCTGTCCATTGACCCTATAGACCAAGCATTCTCTAAATAATTAAACGCCACATAAGAATCTGGCTCTGGGTTTAACGTGCCTGCGGAATTAGCAGTGCTTACATAAAACCAAGTAATTTCCTTAAATTTCTTGTCGTGAGCGACGATTGTCTTATCAATAAAATCTCGTTGAAGCCTGTCAAATACAAAATACTGAACTGAACATGGGATTTCTTTTACAACACCATCGTAAGTAAAGAAGTTCGTCTTGCCCATCCAAAAAACATTTCCATCAATATTAATCATAGTATTAAGGCCAGACGCACCTGCATTTGTAGCAAGTAACCTGAATGAAAATATAAATGGAGGGCCAACAAAGGTCATACCGTATATAGCCTCATCTGTAGATATAATTGTCTCTTCGCGTGAAGAAACCATAGTAACAATTTTTGTACCTATTTGAAGCCTCTGATCTCCTGCTGTGTTTAACGCAGTTGGCGCAAACTTGGTAAAGTCTTCCTGAGTAGACCACCTAACAAGCATTGGGTCAAAAGTTGGTGAGATATATGAAGTAGCACCAGCCGCAATAAAGTGCCTGTCAGGAAAGCTGATTGTCGTAACTCTTACTTGTGCTGGTATACTTGTAGCCCCACTTTCATCAGAAATCAAACTTGCCCTAGTGGTATTTCCTGATGAAGTATCCCAATAGAACATAGCCTGACCTCGAACAGTCGCGATAAGGTCTTCACCCCAAAGGTCTAAATCCCAAGATGAGTTGTCTAAAGATATGTCAGCCTCAGATAAAGCTCTAGGAGTTCCCCATGTAGATTCACCCCAACCACCTGCACCCCAACCAAGGGCAGGAGTTGCCGATTGATAGCCTAATCCAGACGCATTCCCAATAAGATAATTAATAATAACTGAGTTCCCACCGCCAGCAGAAACAGTAGATGTCGCCTCTGTCGGGGAGGTTATTGTGTAACTGTTTGCGTTTGGAATTGTAATTATCTGGTATCCTGCTTTCCTGTTTAAGTTCTCAGCAGTTACGCCACCTGTTGCGGCCGCACCGCTGAAGACTACGAAATCCCCTACGACAGCACCGTGTCCACTATCTGTAATTGTTATGACTGTACTTTCATCTGCCGTGGCAATTGGAGCAATAAGAACCTGTGTAACTGCCGCCCCACTGTCATGTGCGGCCGCTGATGTAGAATTAGTTCCGCGAGTACAACCAGTCAAAGTCAGGGAACTTATTCCAGTATATGTAATAATTTCAGAGCCAATAATAATTACTCCAGCAGTTTTAAAGCCAACCACACTCAGCAAGTCAATTCCAGTCTCGCTATTGTCTAACGCCTCAGTTGTTGTCGTGGCTGCATTTGTTCTGTCTCTTAGAGGAGTAATATCATAAAGTGCACTATTCTCTATAATATAAAGGTGGTTGTGAGTACCAACGGCAATTCTATCTTCACCATCAGTAATTGATCTCCAGAAAATCATTTTTCGAGCTATTCCCTGAAGTGTTGCCTCAGTGGAAGTGATCGTACCAGCAGAATCTAAAGAATTTATAGTATCTTTTTCCCAACCACCTATTTTAGATGGATAACCATTTTTAAAGCGAACTAAATTACTATCGACCCAGAACGGTCCATTTTTACCAGCAGAATATTCTGTGATGTCTTTTACTATTCCTGCTTTGAATTGAAGTAATTGCAGCGTCATTAACTAATCTCTCTCATTCTATTAACTAGCCGGTCGGCTCTATTTGTAACTTGGTTATACCAACGGCTGTCAACCATCTCATCAGCAGCTGAATTCCAATCTCTTTCATCAATGCCACGCTTCATGCCTTTAAATTTAGATAGCCGAGGCCTTCCCATATTAAACATCATGTTAGCTATTATTTCTTGAGCTTCATCTGGGAGTTCGTAAAAATCAGGATAAAGGATTTCGCAATCTAATAAAACATTCTCTAAGTCTGATTGAAAACATTGATTTATTCTTTCTTTGCTTACTGGCGTCCCTATTTCTTGCCCGTCCTCTTCATCTGATGCCAAAATTAAATGGCCTATCCCAAATGTTGGCAATCCCAAATGATCTAAATAAATCTCTTCAACTAAACCTTCGTCTGCTGAGATTTGATCTTGTAGCTGTTCTTTGTTCATTTTACTTTCCTTGCCTTATCTATAGCTCTTGAGCCAAACCAGAAAGATAGTATGGCCGCAAATATTCCTTTAGTCTCATCATCCCACAAGACGTTTATGGCTTCAGAAAAATTAGTTCCTGCTTTTAGTGCTTCCATTAGTAATGTAATTTCTATTGTAGCGAATAAAAGAAAAAACGCATACGTTATAACTGGCCTGACTGATTTTTGTAGACCTGATATAAAACCAACACCTTGATTTATACTTATATCGTGCTGAATAAGGCGATCGTGTTCGTTATCTGCACCCATCGTTTCGTACATTCTAACGTCATGGTCGTAGCCTGCGGCTCTTAACTCAGCCATTGTTTTCATTTTATCTAATTCGTGTTTGTTGTCTTGTTTTTTGGCAAACGCATCTGTGATGGCTGGAACAGCAGAACTTGCAAAACCTAGAACCGAACCTAATAGTGCAAACATCTTACTCTCCTATTTCATTTTTGTTTTAGATAATGCCGAACCAGTTATATAAGCCGCAACAATTCCAGTATTAGCAATTAAGAATGTAGACAGTACAGGCGAAACAGATTCCATTCTGGCTAAAGAAATTATGGGAAGTAACAGCAACGCCACCGCTACAATAGAAACAAGCATAGAAATTAAAGCCATCATTCGCTGAGTGTCAGCTTGCTTATCTTCGTTCTCAAGCCGAATCCAAGTAGAATGGCGATCCATTTCTGCGTCTGTGACGATCCCATCTCCGTCAGCATCAGCTACTGCGTATTTGCTATCTGACTGAAATTTCTTTGTCATTTACATCCTCCAGAGCATTGTAGCGAAAAGAACAATCATAGTACCTGCACTGCCAA